TCTAATAGTTTATTTGAAGGAAGCGGACAATATGCAATTGTAATTATTACAAATAATGCAATGACATTGACTTTATCTGATTGTGAAATTAAAAGTTATGACAGGTTATTCAATAGTAGTAGTGGTGCAATAAGTCCAACATTAGCATTAAGTAATTGCAAAATTGAAGATACAAGAATGGGGAACTGTTATTTTAAATTTGATGTTGATAATTGTTATTTTAATAATATTACTTGCACTTATTATCTGCAATTTCTTACAACAACAACATCTACATTAGACAATAGTATGTTTATTAGATTTACTGGGACTACTTATTCATTTTTGAGGTGTGGGACAGGAAATGTTGCAGTGACTAATTGTGATATAGGATTAGTTAATTATTGGTCAGGAGCATCGGTTTGTTATGGTGGCGGGACATATACCAATGTAGCAATATTTGGATGTAAAACTTACGACCCATTAGTTTTTGATACATATACAGCAGGGGATGATTCTGATTTGGGATTTATAGTGGATGCAACAAGCATAGTAAGTTTATCAGCAACAAGAAACGAAACATTTATACCTGCAAGTATAGCAGAAAGTGCATTAGGTGATAATGGAGTAACAATAGGATGGACAGGTGGAACAGGATTAATAAAATCAAAACATAGGATAAGATATGGGACAACAAGTGGTGTATATACAATGGTTGCAACAAAGAAATGGGATTGGAGTAATCATGATGGGCTACATGACATAATGACAACAACACCAAGTTTTGATTTAGCTAATTTAAAATCAGGAACTAAATATTATTATATATGTGAAACTTATGACCCTGCATTTGATGTATGGAATGCAAGTGCAGAAAGAAATTTTACTACAACGGCAGTTCCAAGAATATTACAATTAGATATTGCAACTAACTTAATTGCTTATGGTTCTGGAGATGCAATTGAAGTTTCAGGAACAGTAAAATTTGATAGTGCTATAGTAAATGCAAATGTAAAAGTAACAATTCATAAACTGTCAGACGATTCCCTTATAACAACATTGATGGAAAAAAATACTAATTTAGCGGCAGGAGTAGCAAAAACTTTTGAGACAATCAATGGTAGTGCATTATCTTGGAGTACTGCAACATTATTATCCTATTACGCTAAAGTTGTTGTAAGTGGTGGAACACCGACTATAGATGGGATTTTAAATGATTTAGAAAATGATTATGGATTTATAGTTCAGGATATAACGCAAATATCATTACCAGTAGGCGTATCAGTTGAAGAACCTGCCGTTAGTGTGGAGGTGAACTTATAATGGCAACAAAGAGACCCATAGTAATAACGACAATTTTTAACGTTAAAAGGGGAGCACATACTTATGATTTAACATTTACATTGACACAAGGTTCAGAAGTGTTAGTTTTAACAGGTGCGACAGTAAAATTAAAAGTTGCTGATTTGAATACTCCATCAATATTAAAATTTTCAGGAGATTGTATTGTAACAGATGCATTAAATGGAATTTGTACCTATACAGTACAACCAACAGATTTTGATACAGCAGGACAATATAAAGGACAATTGCATATAACTTATGCAGCAACAGGTAAATTTATAAAAGCGGATAATATGAAAATATATGTTGAGGAGGGAGTTGGATAATGTTTAACGGGATAAGAGAAAAACTAGGCAAAATATTTATTGGTAGCGAAGTACAAGATTTGCAAGAAACAATAAGTTTATTACAAATTAAAATGGAAGATGAAGTTTGGAAGAATATAAATACACTTTCATATGATAAGGAATTTTCGCCGTCAGATTTAAAAGAAATAAGAGCAACATCCTTGTTATATTATCATAAGAATCCTATGGTTAAACAAGCAATCAGATTAGTTACTGAGTTCGTATTTGCTAACGGAGTAAGTATGCCAAAATCAAGTAACGATAAAATACAAGATGCAATAAAAGAATTATGGAATAATGAACAAAATCAAGCAGAGTTATTTTCATTTACATCACAGCTTGAAAAAAGTGATGATTTACAAATAAACGGGGAATTATATTTAGTATTATTTACAGGTGAGAAAACAAAAGAAACAGAAATAGCTTCTATAGATGCTGATGAGATTACTGAAATTATAACAGATGATGAAAACAAGAAAAAAGTATTATGGTATAAAAGAACATATTTCAAACAAGAATTTAGCTATGAAAATGGTAAATACGAAACAGGTAGACAGGAAACAAAATATTATAGAGATTGGAAAAATGAAAGTGAAGATATACCTGAAGGGTTAAAAGAAGAACAAATTGCTGAAGGAGTAATTTACCATGTAAAAATAAATAGCGTCCGTAGTAAACACGGAATATCGGAAGTATATGTGATTTTAGGATGGGCTAGAGCGCATAAAAGAATGATTGAAAATTTAGCAACATTTTCAAAGGCGAAGTCTATATTTGCGTGGAAAAAGAAACTATTAAAAGGAGCAAAAGCTCAATTAGATACATTAAAAAATACATATGATGCTAAAACAAATTTAAGCAATCCTTCGACTGCAACAGCATCAACAATAATAGAAAATCAAGCAATAGATAATCAAGGGATAGAATATAAAACTGGAGCAGGAGATTGGGAAAAAGATATAAGACAGATGGTATTGCCTATTGCGGCAGGTTCAGGATTTAGCGAGCAATATTTCGGTAATCCTTCAACTGCCAATTTAGCAATTGGGGATAAACTAGAATTGCCATTATTAAAGAAAATAGAAAGATGGCAGAAGTTATGGGAGAACATATATATAAATATAATAAAATATTCTCTTGAAAAAAGAGGAGTTAAGTTCCAGGAAACTGATGTATCCGATGTTACAAAAAATAAATCAATAATATTTGATGTTGATATAGATTTTCCGCCTATAGTAGTTCATGATATTGAAAATTATATGAAATCTCTGGAAATCGGAAAACGTATTGGAGGGATTGATCAAGAAGAAATAGAATTTAAAACCTTAACAATATTAGGAGTTAATAATATAAATGCAGTAATGGAAAGAATGCAAAAGGAAAGAGGCAAGAAAGAAAAAGAAGAACTTACAATGCAAGTTCCGCCTGTAATGGCTCCGCAAGCACAAGCATTTGGAGCTGGAGCATTAGAAGCTGTTGCGCGTATGTCAAAATTAATAAAAGAAGCGGAGGATAAAAATAATGGTAATGATTAGTGCGTTAAAAGATGCAACGGATAGAGTAAGGGTTGAAGTGATAAAGAATCGCATTATAAAGACTATACCTATAAACAATTATATTGTTGATTTAGAGGTTGAATTATTGCCATTACTTTTAGGTTCCATACAGGAAGTTAATGAAAGGTTATTAAAAACACAAAAAGCAATTAAAGAAGCAATAGAAGATGATTTAATTGATAATATATTTGATGATGAGTTTAGGCGTGAATTAGCAGACTCTTTAATATCTAATAAGGATAAAGCAGCAATTGAATCAGCATTAAATGCTTCAAAACAATCCGCTTATGCTTATAGTATGAAAGAAATCAGGAATAATATATTAACTGAAATGAATGAAAAAGTATTTAAAATTACAACAACTGAAATAACAGATAGATTATCAGAATCATTAAAAGAAAAGATAAGTTTAGGATATAAAAAAGGTTGGAGTACTGAAAAGATAGCAAAATCATTAGATGAATTAAAAACAAATGCTTCAACAATAGCAAGAACAGAAATAAATGGAGCAGTGCAGACTGGGAATTATAGAGTTTTAGAAGATATGAATAGGAATACAGTAGCAATAATGGAAAAACGCTGGGCGACATCAGGATTGCCAAATACAAGAGACAGTCATTTAGACGCAGAATCACAAGGTTGGATTCCTTTTGACATGCCGTATAATAATGGTTTAATGCATCCATTAGACCCAGCAGGAAGTGCAGGAGAAATAATAAATTGTTTGTGCGATGGGCAAACAAGAGTTACAGGAGTACAAGAATAATGCCGTGGACAATTGATTATAAGAATATAGCGGGGCTTCCAATTGAAGCTCGTAGATTATGGGTAAGAATAGCAAATGATAATTTGCGTGATGGAAGAGATGAAGAAAGTGCTATTAAAATTGCATGGAGTGTAATTAAGAACGCTGGATATTCTAAAAGAGGTAATGAATGGGTAAAGGAGGCAGTTAATATGTTAAAAGTAAATTTAAAAGGAAAGATTAAAAGATTAAAAGGATTAAAGTTTTCTAATAAACATAGTTTTATTATACAGGAAGCTGAGAAAATGGCAGATGGAAAAGCTTCTGATGATGAGGTTCGTTTAATGATGAGTAAATTGGATAAAGCATCAAATCATTGCATAGAAGCTGAAAGAAGGTTTGGTAATCCTAGAACAGAATCAGAAAGAGCACAGGCACATTTTAAAATTTCTAGTATTGAATGGAGTAAATTATCAGCAAGCAAAAAAAAGGAATATATTGATAAATTACCTCCTAGAGGAACAAACCAAGAATCTGCAGTTACGGAAGAAGTATTACATGGTGATTATATATCATTTAAAGAAGCAAAACTTGATGAAGAAAAAAGAGAAGCAACAATAACAATTATTAAAGCGGGATTCAATACAAGCAAGTCAAGATACTACACGAAAGAAGCTTTAGCAGATGCAGTTTCAACAGGTTTATTTAATGGTAAAAAGATGTATAAGAATCATTTAACTGAAGCTGATGAAAAAACATTAAAAGGAATGCCACGCTCTATTGATGATTGGGTAAGTACAATAAAAAGTACATGGCTTGAATCAGATGGAAGTATAGCAGGTAAAGTTAAAGTTGTAAATAATAAATTTTGGGATTTCTTAAAACAAGTTAAAGAAGATATTGGAACTTCCATTGATGCTAGAGGTAAGATTGTAAAAGGTATGATGGAAGGAATAAGAACTAATATAGTGAACGCCTTTACAACTGCAAAATCTGTTGATTGGGTAACAGAAGCAGGCGCAGGTGGAAAGGTTTTACTATTAGAAAATAAGGAGGAGGATATGGATTGGAGTAAAATTACCATAGCAGAATTAGAAGAAAATGTTCCTGAACTTTTAGAAGAAGTCAGAGAGCAAGAAAAGAAAAAAATAAAGGAGGCAAATACTATGAACGAGGAAGACGCAAAGAAACTAAAAGAAGCAACAGATGAAAATGCGAAATTGAAAGAAGAAGCGGCAGAAAAAGATAAAAAAATCAAAGAAAATGATGAAGCCGTAAACAAGATTAAATGTCAAGAAAAAGTTCTTGAACATACAAAGGATGTTAAGGACATTCCTGAATTATCTATAAAGAAAATTCAGGAAAGTTTAAAAGACCTTAACATAAAAATTGAAGATGTACAGAAAACTGTAGAATCTGCAATTAAAGCTGAAAGAGATTACTTATTGTCATTATCTAAAGACGGAAGCAAAATTAAAGGATTAGGAGAAACAAAAGAGTCTAATAAGAATAAAGATACTGACAAGAATGACCCTGTAAAAGAAGCAAAAATAAAAATGTACAAAAACGCAGGATACACTCCAGCAGAAATAAAAGAATTAGAGGAGGAAAATAAATAATGGCTATAAATATGGCATCAGATTCAAATTTAGAGAATAACGTTGTATTGAATACAGCTAATAATGCGTTATCAGGACAACCTGTGCAGGTTAATGAGTTAATCGGGACAGTTGAAACTCCAGAAAATGCAAGTGATGATTCAGTAGTCAACGTACAATCAGGAGCAAGATATTATCATTCAGTGCGAAATGTTCGTACCTACAACGACAGCGATGGTGGCGAGCTTACATGGGGAGCAATTGCACAGGGTGCATATATCTATTATGACAGCAGTCCAGCACTTAATCTGCTTGGAATTTATCTGTCAACTTCGCCGCTTAATAGTGCAGGCGTAGCAAATAAATTATTCGGGAAGGCAATCACAGCTTCAGTAATAGCGATAGCAAATACATCGTTAGAGCATGAAGTTATGCATGTCCAGATATAAAGGAGACAAAAAATGAGTATAACAATGTTAAAAGAAGTAGATACAAAAAAAGGAGAAAATTTTTTACAGGATTGTATTCCTTTAAAAAAAGTTGTTGAAAATCACAACCAATTAGTTGAAGGAGGAATGTCTGTAGAAGATGCTTTGAAAGAAGCTCATGTATCAGCTGATTATGTTTCTATGGCTGATATAATAAATCGGTCATTGTTTAAGAAGTACACAATGCCTGAATCCAAACCTATGTATGATTTGACAAAACTTTGTGAGCAGAAAACAACAATAGATTTCAGGGATATAAAAATTTATCAATTACATGAAATTGATACAATGCCAGAAGTTTTAGAAAAAGAGAATTACAAAGGTAAGGATATGAAAGATGTTCTTAAAAAGCAATATGGCTTAAAAAAATGGGGATTAATTTACTCTTGCTCATGGGAAGCATGGGTTAATGACAACCTTGATGAAATCAAACAAGTCCCGAACAAGTTAATGCGTTCAGCAATAAGGCGTAAAATAATTAATATTAGTGCATTATACGAGAACAATCTTGTATTCTTTAATGCAGCGAATGCTAATATTGGAGCTGGAGTTGTAAACGAAGCCAACGTTGAAATAGGAATTGAAACAATGGCAGCACAGACTGGATTGGACGGAGAGCCAATTTATACTATTCCTAAATACCTCGTAGTTGGTACAGACCAAATACATGCTGGAAAAAGAATAGTTGCAGACTTTCAGGCGATTGTATCGGCAATCAATAAGAATACAATGCCATTGAATTACGATTTGGAGCTATTGGTTGACCCAAGAATACCAGTGGGCACAAATAGATGGTATTTGTTTGCAGACCCAAATGAGCTTCCTGCTTTGCAGATGCTATTTCTTAAAGGTCATAAAGAACCAGAGCTTTTCATTAGAGAGAGTGATCAGAGAAGAATAACTGAATTAGCAGGTATGGGCGGAAAAGACGCATTCGGCGGAACTTTCACAAACGATGACATAGAATTTAAGGGTAGAGATATACACAACGAAGTAACTTATGACCATCGTGGAGCTTATATGTCAACAGGTGGATAATAATTAAATAGTTATAGGGAGGTGTAAAAGCCTCCCAATAACTATAAAGGAGGATTAATCATGGGAAATAAAAATGCATTTAGTAGAATAGTAAAAGCATCAAATTATTTTACACAGTATGATATTGAAAGAGTGACATTAGAGGCAAATACACAATATATAATTGATTTAGGTGGTTTTTACGATAGAGTAAGAATTACAGTTGATGGTGTTGATACTTATGTTAGATTTGATGGAGACAGCGCAGTAACACTAGCAAATGGGTATCAACTTATTGGGAACGAAAAGCATATATTTGATTTAAGAATAAGATATATAAGACTTATTTCGGCAGGAACGCCAACAGTTTATGTAATAGGGTTAAGGTGATATCATGTCAGTAACATATAATCTTGGAAATGCAATTGGACAATCCCGATTGTATGGGAAAGATAATGATGTAACAAATGCATTTTTTACAGACGAAGAAATAAGTGTATTTCTTAGTAATGTTGGGAGTGTAGTTTATTTAGCAGCAGCGCATATGTTAAGAATTAAAGCATGTGCTCCAGAAAATCTTTCAAAGAAATTTAAAATAGGAAGTTATTCAGAAGATACGTCTAATACATCAGAATCATTACTTGCATTAGCAAAAAGTTATGAGGAATTAGCAGCAGATGCAGGGATAGGAGTTGATGGAGAAGCGTTAGCACAAGAAGCAATTGCAGAAATAGCATATGATGTAAATAATTATAATGAAATATTGCGCAAAAAAGCGTTAAGGGGAAAATTATGATTAAAAAGGATATTGTTTATATCGGCGAACAAAAAGCTAAAGATATTAGGATATGGGGCTTACCATTTCATTTTGATAAAAATAAACCTGTATCATTAGAAGAAAAATATGCAAATGCGATATTAGAACGAGGCAAGATATTTTCAGAGGTTAATGCTTTATTTAAAATAAGATTACTTAAAAAAAATAAAATAAATAAGAAAATTAATATACTTATAACAAGAAGTTTAGGTGGATTAGGTGATGTATTAATGAATACTCCAGTATTTAGGGCAATAAAAGAGAATATAAAAAATGTTTATTTAACTTATGCTTGTCTTAATGAGTTTATACCATTAATAGAAAATAATCCGTATCTTGACAATTATATGGTTTATGATAGGAGTAAAATAAATTCTGATACATACGATATAATTATTGATGTTACGCGTTGTTGTGCAAAATATGAAGTATCAAGGAAACCTAAAGTTGATTTACATAGGTCTGATATTTATTTAAAACAAACAGGATTTTCAGTAAGTAATAAACTTCCTTATTATAAAGTAACATCGCAGGAAAGAAAAAAAGCAAAACAATTTATAGGAAAAAGGAAAGTTATAGGATTTCAATTACATTCAAATGGAGCAATTAGAGACTGGGATTTATCTAAATATAAGGAATTAGCAAAAATGATAACTGATAAATGGAAAAATTTAAGTATTATATTATTTGATGTTGATAATAATCTTGTATTTGACGGAACAAGAATAATACATTTTATAGGTAAACCTATAAGAGAAGTAGCAGCATTAATTGAGCAATGTAAAGTATTCGTATCCGTTGATTCGGGATTAATGCATTTAGCGGGAGCATTGAGTGTTCCTCAAGTTACAATGTTTGGAAACATAGATGCATTATGTAGAACAAAATATTATCTTAATACAAAAGTAATTCAGTTAAAAGGACAAATTCCATGCATACCATGTTGGATGAATGATTGTCCGAGTAGAGCTTGTATGAAGAATATAACAGCAATAATGGTAATGGAAAAACTGGAGGATATAATAGATGGAAAATTGCGAGAGTTGTAAAAAGGATAAGAAGAAAATATTGCATTTATTTAATATGGGTATATTTTCCAGTTCTGGTAAGATAATGAGTAAGTGCATGACAATTAGGACAAAGCAATATAAGATTATTTCTACCATTAGCTTTTCTATTTCTATTTTTATGATGAATTTCCAAAATTCGCTTATCAGAAAAGCCACATTGTTCACATTTACCTATTTTATTTATAAGATATTTTTTCCACCACGACCAAGTTATTCCTTCAAAACCAGATTGTTTGCCATATCTAATAAAATTTGGATTATTTTCTGCTTTTTTAAATTTATTCCGATTTGGATTATTTACCCATTTTTCTTTTGTTATAATAGAATGTTTTTCTCCATGAAAAGGATTTTTATTACCAGTTTTATCATAACATTTCATACTGCAATATTTAGGTTGCGATTTTCTTCTAAATCTTTCTGGAAAACAATAAAATTCTTTATTGCAAGTTGCACATTTCAACCAAGCTCCTTTACGTTTTTGTTTTTCTTTAGTAAATTTAACTGTTTTATAAGTATTCATAATTTTAATCCTATATTGAATATTAACATGGGGGGAATAAAATGTCAATAAAAAAACAAACTATTTTACATTTGGGTGCAGGAAATAAT